CACCATTTGTTCCTTCAATATTTCCAACATCAATAGATCCAGTAATAGTTTGGTCTTCAACTACATAAGGAATATTAGTTGAGCCACTACCTATAAAAGCAATAGAAGATGAAGGTGTTACTTGAGGTACACGATATCTATTTCTATCTAATAATGTATTTTTAATAACAATACCTGCTGCTAAACTAGCTCTAGCCGGAGTAAAGTCTTGTAATAATTTGAATAATGAGTTATCAAAAAATTTAATTAATCTAATGTAATCATTCCAATCATAGTTAGATTCATATTTTTCAAAATAAGCATAACTTAAATCTTCTAAATCAGGATAATAATCTAAAGATGAAGATTGAAATCTAGGATCTCCAATTACATCACCAATGTTAAAATAACCAAATTGAGAATTTATATCTTCATTAATTTCATTTTGAGGTGAAAAAGCTATTTCAACATAATCAATATCTCTAGTATAACTTTCACTAGCTGGAAATTGTTGTTGAATAGATCTAAAAGGAGATAAAACGTTAGCATCAGGAACGTTAGCTAAACTACTACTATAAGGTAAAACAGTATTTCCTGTTTTTATCTTTTGAGATATAGCATTTTGAATACCTGCTGGTACTTGATCAAAATAGAATACTTCAGTGTTAGGAACCCAAGAATAACTTCCACTAAAATTAAAAACACTATTTGAAGCAAAAGATGATGTAGCAACCCAAGAACCTGTTACTTTAGGATGGATTGAATTTGAACCAGTGTATAGTTCTCCTCCTAATGAAGCTCTAAATGCTAAGAATTCACTTGACTCAATAGAGTAAGGATTCATAACATAAGAATCAAAATTATCTTTAGTTATTGGTTGAGAATAATATCTAATTTCTTGGAACGAACCAGTAAATAAAGGAGTAGCATTAAATACCTCTCTACCAAAATATATAGTGTTTGTAGCATTCCAAATTGTTTGGGCAGCGGTCACTGAAGATGAGGCTTGGAAACTAACTGTGTTTCCATCTTCTCCATCATAATTTTTGTTAGCAGCATATAAAGTAAAGCCTGTAGTACTGTCTGTATTTACTAAGACTGACCACCATCCTCCATCATAAAAAGGTAAATAAATACTAGATGAAATTGTTGGGTTATTTCTATCAGGAACAAAATCTAATATAGCATACTCATTATAAGGACTAGGGATTGAACCTGAGTAAGAGGCACTTACATATCCTGAGCCTGTATATCTTAAAGATAAGATACTTTGTTCAAGAACTAATCCTATTGCTTCAAATAAAGTTACATTACTAATTGAAGCTGTATTAGTTGGTAAACCATCTGTTTTAAATCTAAATTCAACAGCTCTAGGAACATCACCTGTAGCTCCCCATAATGTGTTTAATTCAAATGATGAACTTATATAAGATGAACCACTAGTATAGAATGAATAATTATATTCATCTTGCCAGTTATCATAGCTATTTATATTTTTATCTTTACCTCCAAACTCATTAATTCTTAAAACAGTATCAGGGATACCATAAGTAGTAATTAAATCTCTTAAACCTGCTACTGATCCTTTTTTCTTTAATAATAAAGGTAAGTTATGATAAATACGTTTATATGTTTCTTTATTTATATCATCTGTAGGGTATAAAGATGAGGTAGAAGAAGCAGTAACATAATTTGTTATATAATCAAGGAAAGAATCAGAAGGTACAGGGTATTGAGTTGTTGTATAAGGTAAATTATATAAACTACCTGATGGAGTTATACCTAATAAAGCTTGATATAAATCATTAGATGAGAAATTATTTTGATATATTGTTATACCAGCATCTCTTAAAATATCAGCTACTAAATCTTTTGAAACACCATAATTTAATCTATTATCAGCGTCAAATTTAGTAGTAATGTTTTGTAAATATAAGAAAACATTATCAAACATTTGACCTATCATCTCAACAAATAACTCATAATTAGCATTTTCACTATCCTCTCTAATGTAAGAAGGTATAGCTAAAACTAAAGCATTGTTATTTTCAAGGTCATATTCTTCAGCTACTAATGATTGGGTAGCTAAAAAGTTTAAACCAGCTGTTGAAGTAGTTGAAACATTTATATATGGTGGGTTACTATTTGTTTTAGGCCAAGATGTAGATCCTGAAGTATAGTAAAGATAATATTCATATGAGTCAAAAGTAGTAATAATTTCATCAATTTTATTTTGATAAACTATATTACTTGAAGAAACATAATAAGAACCACTTGAAGGAATGTTTGATAAACTAGCACTATATGTGTATTCTTCTAATAATCCTAATTTATAATAAAAATTTTCTAATCTAGTTAAAGCAGAAGAAAAATGTATAAAGTTAGAATATTCAGAATAATCAACATTAATGTTTATTCCTGTTTGAGCTAAAATATTATTTAATTGGTAGTTAAAACTACCTGTTCCCTGGCTATAAGAACTAGTAGCATTTTTTAAATTACTATAGTTAATATAATCAGTTGAATTGTTTATTTGATCTGATAAGCTTAAATTATAGTTAGGACCTTTTAAATAAACATTGTTATCTAAATTATCAAAAACATAATTAATATCAATGTTATAAGCTATAGAGTTAGCTGTTTGAGTAACAACCCAACATTGAGTTTGTAATGGAAATAAAGATGGTAATGGTTCATATAACTTAATTAACACTGTAGGGTTATCAATACTTGAAGTATCAAGTAAAGCATTAACAGCAATTAATAAATTATTATCTCCAAAATCTAAATAAAAATCATAATAACTTCCTGTAGTAGTATTAATACTATTTATTAATTCTAATGAAGAAGAAATTACCTGTTGATTAGGTATAATTGTAGTATCTAATCTTACTTCAGTACCGTCTGAACTTATTTCTGAAATAAAATAAGGGAAAGTAGGTGATGATGAAAGTTTAGGGCTTACAAAATTATAGACAGTATTATATTGTCCATTATTAAATCCTTGTTGAGTTAAATCTTGTACAGGATCAAGGGTTAAGGTGTTATTAACTAATGAATAGTTAGGATAACCATTAACATTACTATAAACTATTTGACCATTTAAATCATAAATAAAATACTCAACTTTATCTATAGATGGATTAAATGAAGTTTCTACCTCAAAGGAAGCAATAAGAGAACTATCTTCAACAGAATATGTTTGAAGTTCAAATGTTTCAGGGTTAATTGAATTGATATTTACTATTCTATTCATTTTATATTGGTAGACTTCCTGTTAAAATTTGTTGTTGTAGGTCTAAGTTTTCTTGTCTTAATTGAGTTATTTCATCAATTAAAGCTTGTATAGTACCATCATCAGCTTGATTACCACCTATGTAACCTTGGCTCGTTTGTATAAGGTACTCATGAGAATTTACACTTCCAAATTTAGGTATTTGGAAAAATATTTCTTGATAATTTTGAAAAAATTCTGCTACTGTTATAGCAGGTATTGAGGTAGGAGCTACTGGTGGTGGTTGAACTAATTGAGTAAAAGAAGTATCAATAACCCTTTCATATTGGGGTTTTACATATACTTGTTTATTTAATTGTATAGTTTCAGACATTATCCATTAATAACTTTAAAGTAATATTGATTGTTAAATACTATTGTTGAACCATTTAAAGTAGTTTTAATTAAAATGTTATAATATCTTTCAGGTTGTAAGAAATCCATATAAACATCAAAATAACTTGAAGTAGCATCCGCACTAATCTGAGTATAGCTATTATCAAAATCAACTATATATTCATTAGTTTCTAAATCTTTAATAGCCCAAGTTGATGAACCTGAAGGTAAATAGAAATTGTTTGTATATACTGAAGATGTTTGCCATAATTGAATTGGGTATTCAGGACGAGCAGTAACTCTAAATCTGTTTATACTCTGGCTATAGAAAACACCAGGATTATCTGCTAAGTTAATTGTAGCAGGAAGTGTATTTAATATTGTTTGAGTTGATGACCCTGTATTCCAAGAAAAATCAAACCAACTAATTTGTAAAGCTGGAGGGTAAATAGTATTAGTATCAACAGAATAATATTTTAATTCCGGTTGATAGTTTTTATTATTAACAAATTCTTGTCTTTGTTTTAATAAGAAACCATGGTTAGGTAATTTTGTAAGAGGTACAGACCCAGAACCTGTTGTCCAAGCTCTAAGAGTGTTAGTTACATTTAAATTAAGATCTTTATCTGTTCTATAACTAAAAGTTACAGACGCTGTATATTGAGATCCTGTATACCAAGTGCCTCCTCCTGAAGGAACAGAAGATGTAAATGATGATGTAGCACCAGCAACTGGAGGAATAATCCATTGATTGCTACCTGAGTAGTCAGCCCAGATCCAACTAGCACCATCTGTTGAAATAGGATCATCTAAGTAACGTCCTGTACCCATTCCCCATTCTTGGGCAGCAGGGAAACAATCAACTGAAGTAGTAATATTTAATCCTGTGACTGTAGAAACCCAACATTGTAATATAGCATTCCAACTTCCGCTTTGATAGATATTATCAGGCATTGGGTCAAAAGCAGCTGTTATGTCTTCATCAGCAAATTTAATTAAAAATCTACTTGTTTGGGGGTTAGGATCAGAATAAGCAAAAGTTGTAAGAGTAGCTTCAACTATCTCATCTAACCCTGTATTCATATTAGGGAATAAAGAGTATAATGTTGTGTCTTTTTCGGGGAATATTTTTAATACAGCCATTTCGTTTTATTATAAAGGTACTACTCTTCCTTGGATGTCCTGGTTAGGGTATTTTACTTCAAATATAGACGGGTCTAATGAGGGATAAACCACATTATCTGCTGTGGCTCCGTTTATATCATAAGCGTATTTGCTATACCCTAAACTTTCTCCTACTAAATTAGTAATGTTAATTGTCTTAACAGTTTGTACACCTTCAATTCTATCTAAAAGAATATAAATGTCTCTTAAAACAATAGGTTGATTAATTTGCCATCTATCAATAGCAAAATATTCTTGTAAAGCTAAGATACATCTTGTTAATACTTCATTACTATTAAAGTTAGGTAAAACAATAATATCAAAATTTACTCCAATATTAATAATAAAGGCATCTTTAATTGTTACAGAATCATTTACCATTCTATATTGAGAAAGATAAGTTATAACATTCTGTTTTAAAGCTAAAGAAGTAGTTGTTAGTTGGTTATTTACATTGTATGATAAAATATATAAATCCAATACTGATTGAGACTCACCAGCTGAAATAGATTGTGCTTTAGTAGGCTCAATATATGCTTTAGAAACAACTCCATATCTAGCAGGCATTGAAAGTGCTCTTACTAAATAATCATTTTGAGTTACGTTACGTAATTGAGTAGCAAAATTAGCTGAAGAGTTTTGTCTAATTTCTTCAATTGTATCTCCATCACCACCTCCATCAGCGGCCGCTGGATTAGTAACTGCTAAACTAGCAAATACATAATTAGCAGTGTCAGTTGCTAAACCTGTGTTTAAGAAAGTAATGGTAGAGTTTAAAGTGGCTAAATCATTAGCCGGTACGTTTGCTTCTACTCCTCCGCCTGTTAGATATCTAACATTTAAAGTTGTCTGGGAAGGGGCTATACCATATGTTTTAGTAAATAAGAAATTTTCAGGTGAATAAGCAGTTGTTAATTTATCTTGTTCAAAAGGTAAACCAATACCTACATTGTTTGGATTTGGAGTGATTTCCTCATCTGTATCATCTGCTGTACCTGCTCCAAATTGTAATTGTAAAGATCCAGTATTAATAACACGAGTAGCAAATCTACGTTGGATTTTTTCTAATTTTAAAATATAAGGAGTATCACCAGCATATTGAGATAAATTAGGGTCATTAACATTTGTATTTTTAATAGAATTAAAAATCATTTCTTGACCTAAATAATCTACTTCATACCATTCATTTCCATCAGTATCAATAATATCCAAAATACCAATAATTTTATCATCATTAATGTCTACAGTTGAAAATTGAACTGGAGCACCAAAACTAAAAGGTACAGTGTTTATGTTAGCAGATATTGCTTTTCTTGATTTCTTTAAAAGAAAATATAAAGGAGTACCACTTCCATCAACTTCATAGACTGTAATTTCAGTTGGGTCACCTGAACTTGAGACTGAAAAGTCTACAGGATCTTCAATTAGAAAAGATATAGATGCATTAGAAGTTGAGGTCACATTTGAATTCGCGGGTACAAAAAGGGAATAACTAAAATCAGGTACTCGACTTGATGTAGGTCCAGTAGCTGGTATTTGTTGATAAAAATCAACAATAGTAGTAGCTACTTGAGTTACATTAGGCTTATAACCAAACATATAAGCTAACTCATACAAATTATTAGGTTGTCTAGCGTATTGTAAAAAGTTTTCTTGGATTTGGTTATCCATATAGAAAGATAAAACATCACCAACATAAGCGGCCATTTCCATAAACATCATACCTGGTGAGGTAGGACTAAAGTCTGTATATGTGTTTGGGAAATAAGTTTTAGCATAGTCAATAAGACTAGCTCTTAATTCTGTAAAATCTTTATTTATGTATTGTATGTTTTTTTTATTAGCCATTATGTAAAGGTAATATTAATGTTATCAGATATACCAGTGTCAATTACATTGTATGTTAATTCAATATTCACTTGGTTAAGGTCATTAATAGAGTCAATATTTAAACTTGCTACATTAACATTAGGAAAATAAGTACTTAATTGTTGTTGTATATTTTGTTTTAAACTTTCTAAATTTCCAACAGCAATTTGTTGAAAAATAAAAGCTCTTAAATTGGCTCCAAAAGTAGGATTTAAATATCTTTCGGTTTGGTTAGTCAAAAAGAAATTAATTAAGTTATTCTTAATAGCTTCTTTAGTAGTGTATGTTGAACGAAAAACAGCAGGAGCATTAAAAGGTAGAGCCACCCCAACAGCAGTGCCAGGTTTTAAGTCTACAGGAAATATTTTTTTAGCTCCAAACGCCATTATTTATTTAATAAATTCATTATTTGATCTAATCCAACACTACCTTCAGGTAAAGCCCCATTAGGATCTACAGACTGAGGTTTAAATTCACCAGCATAAGCTGAAGTAGCTGCTCCACCAACTTGCATTTCTTCTAAAATACCTCCAAACATTGCTTGTCTTTCTTGAGGTGTTAGTTGTTTTGGTTTTGAAAGATGAGGTTGAGCATAAGTATCTCTAATTGACTCTGTAACAATTGTCTTAGGAGCACGAACAGCTTCCAATAGAATATCTTTCAATTCTTCTTGAATAGCTTCCTTTACTGCTTCTTTGATCATTTTTTTAAAATCTGATGGTTTCATTGTTTATAAATATTAAATGTTTCTAGTTTCTATAAAAATCCATTTACTACCATCCCAATCATATACATCTTCAACAGAACCATTATCTCGAACATCATATCCTTTTTCACCAACATATTTACCTAAATAACCTAAAGGAGTAGGATCACCTGTAGGGGTAGTTGATGTAGAAGAAGTTGTAGATGGTAATTCAATAGTTGTAGAGGTTATAGAGGTTACAGATTGTGGTGGTGGTATCTCTGCAAATAAATTATTGTTATCAATTATTAGTTTTAACTCATTAATTAATGTTAAATCATTTGTTGTAAATGATAAATCACTAGCTACCAATTTGATACCTTGAGAATTTTTACCAATTGCTCTTCTACGGTTAACTGTAGGAGTAAAAGGTACTATTTCAATCTCAATTATAAATCCTTTATAAGTTGTTTGGTTTTGTGTCTGGTTAGCTTGTCTTTGTGAGTCTGCTATACTATTAATTTCTGGGGTTGTAGGTATTAAATTAGAAAATTTATCACAAGATAAAATAAAAGCATCAATTAATGATAAGGTATTAACAGCTGTTAAAACATATGAACCAACAATAGAAATAGATAAAGCTGAACTACTTATTACTCCTTGTAATTTAGCTAATTTAGAATTACCATATTGGTCAAATGTTGTTTTTCTAATAAATGTTTGAATATCATTTAAAGCAGCAGGTACAGCTCCAGGTACAGTAGGTAAAAATTTAGAAGCAGTAGACACACCAACAGCGGCTATATCTACAGCTGTTAGAATAGGAATAATAACACCTAAAAAATTAGATATACCTGTTATGGCTGTTCCTGTTTGATTTATTCTTACACCTATATTATTTAGTTGATCAGTAATATTGTTTCTTTGATCAATTAATTCAGTTAAATTTACTCCAGCTGGGCATACATTAGGATCTTGAATATATTTATTGATTAAATTTTCTAAAGAAGGTTGTATAATTTGAGGGATTTGAGAACCTAAAGTAAATAAAATTGAAGATAACTTAGCAGCTCCTTTAGGTTTTTGATCTTCAGGAGTTGACTTTTGAATTTGATTTGTTTCCACAGATTTTTGATTAGCCGATAAAGTTTGTTTTTCAGCGGCTGCTGCTTCTTCTTGTCTTTGTTGTTCTAATTCAATAGGAGTAGCCATTATACTGTGTAGTTATATTTAGATTTTAAGTTATTTAAATTAGATTGTAAAGAATCTAACACACCATTTAATTGTAAAGCAGCAGTGTTTAAAGGAGCTAAAGGAGTACCTGGAGGAGTGGAAACTAAAGTGGAACAAATAGTAGAGAATGCTTGAATATTTTCTATTAATTGATTTAGTAAGTTTACTGTTTGATTACCTAATAATAAAGGTTCATTAGCATTTTTGGAACCTAAAAATATATTTTGAGATTGAATAGTTACTATGGGTGTATCAATGTTAACTCCTAAAACAGCATTTAAATTTATAGTTTTATTAGAACTTAATAAAATATGATCTAATGATGAATTAAACACTAATCGACCTGAGGAGATTATAATTTGTTTTCCAATGTATTGGTCTGGTTGTTCAGGGGTGTTTTTTTTGTAACTAAAATAATTTGAACTAGCTGTTTTTAAAGGTATTTTTTGAGTACTAGTTAAATAAATAGAAGCATCATCATTATTAATATCTTCAGTAATAGGTATCCATCCTTCTTCAGTTTGAGTACCTTGACCATTTCTAAAAATAATTATAGGATCTCCAGATGTACTTTTTCCTTTTGACCAATTATTTAAAGCATCAGGTATAATTCCTGCTATTTTTCTTTTATTAGTAGAACCAAATCGTATACTATTACCCCATCTACCTTCATAAATTATATCACCTTCAAAAGGTAATAATGGATGGATATTTGAACGTTCTATAAAAGTACTACCTAAATCTATTTCTGTAGATTGATCTGTTACTCTTCTAACATTACCTACTTGTGTTTGAATATAATCTTTTTGTTGAGATTGAGGTAATTTTTCTGGATTTGAAGGAAAAGCATTATGGTGTGGATGATTCCATAATGAGGCAGGACAAATATAATAATCTGAAGTATTAGTTGTTATACCTCCTTTATCAGGGGTACCATTTAAACTAGTATCAGGTAAAGTTACAATCCAAATAATTTCTTCTAAGACAGGTAATTGTTTTATATTACTAAAATAAGGTCTAGCAAAAGCTGTTTTAGAAGCTGGTAATGTTATATCTTGATATTCAATTACACCTAAAGCATTCCATTCACCAAATTTTTTAAATTTAGGATGATTATTATCTAAAATAATACTTTTTACTCTACCCGCTTTAAAGGAAGCAGGGGAAGCAGTAAGACCATTAGGAGACTGGGAAGCTATAGTGTTAACACTAGATATAATATTATTAGTATTAGCTTTTAACCCGTAAGCCATTATTTATCTCCTTTTAACTCGTTCATAGCAGCTATTAACTGCTCTTTTTCTTCATCAGAAATAGTTAAAGCTCCTTCAGCAGTTTGAGTATTCATAGCTCGTTGAGCTAGGGCTGCCATCTTAATTAATAAATCATCATTTTTAACACTTATCTCCATATATTCCTTAATTAAAGGAACAACTAATGTTGCGTCACCAATATCAGAGATAAGTGGTTTTAATTCAGAGATTAAAGCAGAAACCTGTTGATCTTTTTTCTTTTGATTGTTATAGATTTCCTCTAAAACATCAGAGAATTTTTTATTTTTAAAAATTATGTTATCAAATTGTGACATAAATATACATTTAGTTTCTTATAAATATGAAAACTAAAACTTTGTATATCCGTGTTCTAAATAAAATACATAACCTTCTTTAAAAATATCATAGAGTTGATTAGCTATCTTTGTAATCTTAGGAGTTTTAACATCTATGATTTCACGGATATAAATGTAAAGTGCTTTTTTATTAAAAACATCTAAAAATTCTCGTTTACGGAATAACTCAAGAATAGCATCTGCTATTTGAGCATCATATTCTTTAGGAAATAAATCATAAATATATTTAGTACAATGTTCTACATATTCATCTATAAACATAGATAAACGTTCATTATAAGGAGACTCTTCAATATCATAAGAATGGTTTTCATCTTCCTCTAATGTTTCAATAGGCAAAGTATCAATACGTTTTTTATAATTTTTTTGGTTTGAAAGAATTAAATAACGTTTAACAATAGTACCAAAATATGAATATGCTTTAGCTCCTCTTTCTGGATTAAATAAATGAATTTTAGTTAAAAGGAAAGTGATTACTTCATGTTGTAAATCCTCAATATTATCTACCTCAGTATAATAAAATTTAAACGTATGGATAATATTTTCGGTAAGTTTAAAAAAGGCATAATGAATTCTATCATTGTATAATCTACTTTTTAACTCAAAATCAGTTGTATTGTTATACAGAATGATAGCATCCTCAGTATCTTGAGTAAAGTACTGTATGCCTTTCTTTTTCTTTTTTACAACTACCTCTTCCATTACTTTGAAATATTTTTAATAACAAAAGAATTTAACGCTGTTTGAATTGTTTTAATTTGTTCAAAGAAAAATCCAATTTCATCATCTGATTTAAAACTACCTTTAGCGTCTACTTCCATTAATTTCTTTTCAGCCATTTCAATAGTGTCTGAGATTTTGTTTAGGTAGGTCATGTAACCTGCTAAGATGTCTTCTTGTTTTTCATTTTTCCTAAGAAGATTAAAGGTCGTGTATCCTAAGACCACGACCATCAAACCTAAAAGTATTAAAGTTAATATCATAAATTATCTAACATATTTTTTAAGCCTTCACTTTTTATACTACCTAATGCTTTTTGCTTAGTAGCGTTTGATGAAGGCGCTTTTTTGTTGGATTCCAAGGTAAATGATTTCTTTGGCTTATCCAAGTTACCTTTAAATTTAGGTAACCATTCTCTTTCAAACTCAATTCTAGCAGCCATTAAATCAGCTTGATGTACAATGTAAGGTAAACTAGTTCTAGGTTTAGTCTCTGGCATATAAGTCATTAAATATTTCTTATTTGCTTCATCGTATAAACCATCATGAGTTTGAATTGTAATCATTTCATTAAACGAGTACTTAATATCATGAGCCTGGAGTAAATATAAGCCACGATCAGGTACAGAGGCAAAAGCAAGTTTATCATTAAACATATAATCTTCACCTAATTTATCTTGTCTCCATTTATCAGTTTGAGGAATATATGAGTCATGTTCTTCATCACCTAATTTACCCAGGTCATGATTTAGAGCAGAAAACACTAATTCTTCTTCAGTATAAGTAGTAATATCAGCTCCCATTTTCTCCCAAAGTTTATGAAGATGAAGAGCACAAGTAATAACACGATTAACATGCTCTACATATCCTCCAGGGAAAGCATTATGATATTCTTTTTTATGGGCAGCAGGCATTAACATTAAACGTTCAGCATACTTTTCATAAAATTCAATTAGTTTAGTTTTACGAGGTTCAGAAATATAATCCTCAATAAAAGACATTAATTCATTCCAATTAGCTTGGATCTGTTCAGCTGTTAATTGCATATTAAAATCTGTTAATTTCTCCGGGTCCTAATGGTTCCTGTTGTACAAACGCCTTAGCGTCATTAATATTATCCCTCATTTCTTGAATAATCTCATCTACCAAAGCCCAGTTATTCTGTCGTAGCGCAAACTGCAGTTTCTCAATTCCCCCTTCTACCCTTTCCATCCTTCTCATTATTATGTCTCTATGTTTCATATCCTTTTTTTAACCCGTGTAGTACAAATATAACATGACATCCCATTTAGGCCAAATTTAAGCCAAAAGGAGTTTTACAAATTCTAAATTCTTTTTAAGATGTGAGCATTTTTCATACTCTTCTATTTCTTGAAAGTAACTTATAGATAATTCTAATGCTGTTTTCAATTGTATATCTGAAAAATGGTACAGAGCTTCTTGGTGTGAAAAATTATTAGGATTTACTTTTTGAATATATTCCCATGCTTTAGTAAACACTACAAATTCACCTGCTTTATCTATATCTGTTATATCTAATCCTTCTTCTAATTTATCAAAAAATTTAAGTAATTGTGAGTTAAATAGGTTATGATTATAAATAAGCTTTTTAAACATTCCAACCCAAAATAAAGGGTGGTTTTTATAGTCTGTTATTAAAATATCTGTTGCCTGTGCCTTCTCTTTTAGAGAATCAGGCTCTTTATTATTAAATAAATCAAATATTTTATCTACATCCATATACGATAAATATAGACGTCATAAACCTTCATATAGTGTCTATATTAAACTACCTTATTCAGGTCACGTCAGGTGTCAAAATCAACCAATAGTGTCATCTAGATGGTCTGGTATCCCATCTCCATCTACATCTGCTATTTCTTTATAACCAAAAGCATCCATAAATTTAGCAACACGATCCTTTAAATCTCCATCAGTATCTTCAAACCAATCTTCTTTAAGTTGGTCATGATCTAAAATAGTAGTTAATGCTTTATATAATTTTTCAACATCATCTACTAAGTAGATATCTGGTGTATGAAAATCTAAACTAAAAGCATAATCATCGATTTGAGGAATATTTAACAAAGAATCTGTTTTACCTATTTTCTTTTCAGTTGGAACATCTTTTCCAAACTTATGATAGTATTCTCCAACATAGATATATCCTTGTCCGGGGTTTAATTGAAACTCATTCATTATTTTAATAAATTATAATACTCGTTAAAATGTTTAATACGATCAGGCAAACCAATTGTTCCACCATTTACTCTTTTAGTAACAGCTGTTACCGTTCCTTGATCAGCACCTTTATCACAAATACTCCAAAGTCCATTTTTGTTAAAGAACCAAGCAGCAGACATTAAAGGATATTTAGTAGCAACCAAATCAGGATTAGCTAAAATTTCTTCAGGAACGAATTTATCAAAAGCAGAATAATTATCTTTACCAGTCAATTGGATATAACCACGACCTCTAAATTTAAATCCATCTTGAGTAGCTTCAGCCCCATTACCCATTCTACCTCCGTAAACACGAGAGGCAATAGCAATAGGTTTACGAGCGTATTGTTCAGCTAAAGCTAAAGTAGGGAAATATTTTTTAAAAATACCCATTAAACCTTTAGAAGAGTAATTTAAATTTTCTGAAGTTGCCTTCCAACCCCCTGACTCATGACCGCATTGGGCTAAGAAATGAGCTAATCTTAAGGGATTAGTTATATTAAACTTAGCAGCAGTGTCAGGAATCTGAACTAATACAGCATCAGGAATGTGTCCTTTTAATTTATCTAATTTAAAGCTAGAAGCAGGAACTACTACAGCAGGAGCAGCAGGTGCTGCTGGAGCTGAACCCATGATTTTATTCCAAGTTGCATCTCCTACTATACCATCTGCTACTAATCCATTAGCGGCTTGATACTTTTTAACAGCTTCTTCAGTCTTAGGACCAAATGTACCAACAGGATCAATTCCTAATTTTACTTGAAGTTGTCTCACCTGTTCATTTTTATCACCTTTTTTTAATAACATAGTTAATTATCTTTATGTTTATCGATTTTTTCTAAAATTTTATTTAATATAGAATGTTTAATAAAACCAGCATTTGAAGCATTTTTTAAAGCACTAACTATTTGGAATATTATAAATGGCATTACAATAGTTTCTGAGAGCCAAGATGTACCTGGAAATCCAATTTCTACCATTAATATTACTGTTAGTATAACTAACCAAGTAAATGTGGTCTTTAATACTTTAACTGCTTTATAAGTTTTAAATCCTTCTTTCTTAGTACCAGCAACTATACCGAAAAACCCATCCATAAAAGCAACAGCCACTATAGCTAAATACTGCTCACTATTATCTATAGCTA